ATCTTGATAATGATGACGGTCATAAGGTATATCAGAAGTTTGAGAAAAATATCTTGGGTCTTCTTTAGATATTAACTCTGTCATTTTCTTTTGCCCTCCATTCTTTTCTCATTTTAACATATACATCGCTTTTTGCAACGATGTCACGAACTTTTTTGAATACTCTTGCAGACTCGGCATATTTACTTGATAGGTTATCTGCCTCTTGAGGTAATACTTCTTTAGTTCCTTTTTTGTATTTCCTACCAGAGTTATGATTTGCATATCTTCTGGCACGAGTAAATCCCATCTCTAGAAATTTACGACACATATCCATACCGATGAAGTCTCCTTCATCACGATAATCAAGATACATTCCAAAAATACGATTGGAAGATATTATTGCTTCTCTAGGAGTTTTGAATCTCCAATGATTACAAATAATGTTAGTATAAGGGCGAACCAATAGAACTCCTTGCTCTCCCCTTCCAATACGATAAAGTTCACGAGTTTCCGTATTTGTAAAATCAAGTTTTTTGTAATCGAGGTCATAGTCAAATTCTTTCATAGCCAATCTGGTTGTCTGGATGGGTCACGTAAATAATTAAATGCAGCCCAAGGTTTGGACGATATATAACGTTTGTAAGCAGTAAAAGTGTCAATGCTTGTGTCATATTTAAACTCATCGGGTCCTGCAAATGCGAATGATTTTGGTCTTTCCATTGTAAATGGAATTAGATGTCCTGCTTCAAGGACAGTGTTCTCACAACTATGGACTTTACCATAGCGATGCGTATACTCTTCACAGAGTGCCATAGCATGAGCAACTAACCACCAAGCATTTATGTTGGATTCGTTTGCCCATACAGTGCAAGGATGTCCTCTAAATGCACCCTTATCAGTTTTGTATGGTTCACCATCTTTCTTGTGTATTTCACCGTATCCGTGACCCCACTTTTCAGAGCAAACAATAGCAAGCATCTGGCAAGACTCTAAAGGCATCTTGACAATGTGTTTGTCAGGTAATACTTGTGCTGATACAGTTGGAGATGGATCAGTAACAAAGATATTCATAATGTAGTTTATTCTTCTACATTATATTCTATCTGTAATATTTTACTCTGTCTACCAGTAGATGTACACTTTATTAAGTGGCACATAGTACCACCTAATTCTTCTACTAGAACTTCAATCTGCTGTATGATTTGTTGTTCTAATTCATCGTCACTCATTTTTTTAACTTCTCCTGTTCTTTCATATATTCCTCTCTACCATCTTTAGTAAAGACCTTTTTTTCATAATCAAAGTAAGGATGTGGTTGAGCATTTTCAAAAGGATTTTTTGATGCATTTTTCAAGACAATAAATTTATCTTTTGCAAAAGTTCCTGCGATTTGGACTTCGATATCGTCACCATCTTTCCAGTTTATTTCTCCTTTCAGATTAGTATGAAGCATTGCTTCTTGAATTTTGTCGATAAGTTCTTGTGTGAGTTTCATTAACCGAATGTTGAATCTGGTTCTAATGCTATAAAGTACTTAAGATTATATTGTTTGTTTGTAAACTCCGAAAGTAACTTAGATGAAATGATAACGTCATAAGCACCAGGTATAATTTTAATATTCTCTACCTTAAAGTTAAATTCAAATGTCTGGTCTGTTTCTCCAACATAAACAGCATACTCATTTGATGTATCATTCTTCTTATCACGAACGACCATATGAATATCTCCATTCTTACCAATGACAGATAAGTCAGGTAATTGATAAACTGCAGCTGCCTTTACAAGTTTTTCTAATGATGTGCTTTCTAATTGAAAACATACTTCTTGAGTCGGTAGATTAATCTCTTTATCTGGTGGAGCAATAATTACCTGTGGGTCTGCATAGAAATACTTAACTCTTCTTTTACCTTCTTCAATTGAGATGTAAGCATCTTCAGTAAAATCAAGATTTGGGTCTTGATGTAAACTTAATCCATTCAAAAACTGGTTAAGGTCATATATCGCAACATCTCGTGGAAAATCCTCTGGTATATCTGCTTCTGCTAAAATATTCTTTGCAACAGATATGGTGCGAAGTTGACTCCCTTCTTTTACAAGTATTGAGTTGTTGATTCCTGCAAAGTTCTTAAGAACTGTAAGTGTGCTGTCTGATAATTTCATGAATTCCATAATTAAGGCATGTTGTGGTCGATTTCGTCAATGTTTCCAGTTGACATGGATTGTTTACCGTAGTGCCCATCAAAATGTAATAATAGCATAGCATAATGTATGACTTTCATCAAGTCTTTAGTATTCTTTCCGTCTTTGTTTCCATACCTACTTCCATATTTTAGTATGTTTGCCTGACAAAAACCTGATGCAAGTTCTTTAGCTGCCATCAAATCTAAAGTCTGAACATTACGATATTCGTGTGACTTGCCTGTGTAATGTCCTTGGTATGTTCTTGATACATATTCTTCAATATCTTTTAAAATTTCTTTCTCATGATATTTGAAATAGTGTGCCATTGGTTTTTCTTCCGTTACTTGTAGTGACATTCCATCGTCCCAAGTTGTAAATTGATGTGCATACATATCATCTATGTCTGCCATATAGTCGGCAGATGCACCATTGATTAAATCAATTTCATAATCTAAACCATCGTCCTCATGAGCAGTATTACCTGCTCCAACGCTAGTATCAATGATAGGATATTCTTCATCCATAGTTCCGTTCAATACCTCCCACGCTAAACTCCACGCATTAATCATAGCAAAATAAAAAGTCATTTACCAGACTTTCTGCTCTTTCTTCTCCAAACCTTCCTTTCAGATATCCTGATACAGGGTCAAGTTTAGTCATATAAGCATCAAAGTCTTTATAAACACTAGTGTCTTCACCAGTGGGTTTCTCTAATTCTATCATATCCTTGTATTTTGTCAAGTATTTGGTAAACATTTCAAGATGGTCATCTACCTCATCCATTGTACATTTAGCAATATAAACATTTTCAGAGAAGTGATTACCTGGCTCAAAGAAACGATAGTCTCCTTTACTCTTTGGTAGTCCTTCAACTGAAAACAAATAGTTTTCTACTGGATGTTGATAATCAAAAACGATAATGACTTTCTTTTGAAAGAATCCCATTAAGTCCATACCAAAACAGGGCAGGTTACTGCCCGTCTTTGGATATATGATATTGTTGTAAATACAACTTTTATCATCCCATATTTCAACTTCTCTTGCTTTGATGAAGTAAGGAGTTGTGTATGTCTTTGCTGTCAGGGAAGTTCCTTTACTTTCCCATTGTGCCCAAACGCTCCCTGCCCGATTATGGAGAGGGAACATTTCGTGTAGGACATCTTTATAACTTTTCCACAGATTCATTTGTCTCAGGCATTTCAAAGTCTGCATCTACTTTATCATACAATTCCATAAATGATTGCTTTGTTTCGTCATCAAAACGATTGATGCAAACTTGGATTGCTTTTGCTTTATTCTTAAAGATAGAATATGCACGAAGTATGTGAACCAATCTACGAGTACTGATTAACTCTTCGATACCACCATCATAGAATGTTTTGCGGATTATGTCTGCCCAATCTACTAATTTCTTGACAAACTCTGCATCTTTGACACCGACTCTATCTGCATGTAATCCTAGAAGTTTGATTTCGTTGTTTACACTTGGATATGCTTGCTCAAATGTTACTGGGAATCTTTCAAGGAATGCTTCGTTGAGCACGTTAGTTCCAATAAAGCGTCCGTCGTCTGAACCTTTACCCTTAGTATTTGCGGTGGCGAGTACGTTGAATCCTCTGGCGGGTCTAACGAATCTGCCAATCTTCTTAAGGAAAATTCCATTTCCCTCAAGGACGCTCTGAAGGCAGAGGATTTTGTTAGAGGCAAGGTCGATTTCGTCAAGGAGCAAGATTGCACCTCGTTCGAGTGCTTCGATAACGGGTCCGTTATGCCATACTGTGGCACCATTAACAAGACGGAAACCGCCAATAAGATCATCTTCATCTGTTTCGATTGTAATGTTTACACGAATTATTTCTCTCTTAAGTTGAGCACAAGCTTGTTCTACAGAGAATGTTTTACCATTACCAGATAATCCAGTAATGAATGTTGGATAGAATTGCTTTGATTGTATAATCTTTTTGATATCTGGGAAAGGACCAAACTTAACAAAAGTACCGTCATTCTCTGGAACAAGACTTCTTTCTGCATCAGGGACAACTGCAGGAGCAGCAAAAGTTGCTTCAAGATTTTCTTTCTTCTCTTTAACGGTAAGATTCCATCTACCTTTAGATACTTTGAATTCTTTTATCTTTTTACAAACTGTTGGATATCCAATATCATTCATTGCACAGAATGCTTTGATATCAGCAGAAGTTAGTTCGTTTCCGTATGCGTTTCTAAGTCCATCAATTGCTTGATCTTTAGTCATTTTAAGTTGGAATTGTGCGGGTGTCGCCATGATGTATGTATGTAACTATTATTATAATACACAAAAAAACACCCCTTGTGTAGGGGGTGTGTGACAGTTTGTTAATTGGTTTTTTATTGTCCCATCTTTTCTAACAATTGCTCTATTAAAACATCTTTAGTTCTTCTTCGATCTAACTCAATACCTATTGTACGACCAAATTTTTCTAACTCTATCTTAGTCATAGTATTAAAATCTACTTCTTCATCTGGTTCTACAGATGCAGGAGTTGTATCAACAGGTGCAGGTGGTGCCACCTCTGGAGTTTGCTTACCTCCTCTTATTAAATCTCCAAAATGACTCATGGTTCTAACGTAATATTTCAAGAATATTTAT